GCGCATGCTGACATCGCGACCACGCTCCGACTTCCGTCATATCTCGACGGCGCGAACGACGCCCGGTCCGGTCACCACGGTCTATTGCGACTTCAGGCTGGAGAGTTGGCGGGGCCCTCCCTACCACACCTTCACGCCACGGCTGTTGGTCGGTGCCGGCTACGTCAACGTGCGCACGCCGTCGCTGATACAGGACGAGATCGATCCGAACGATCCGACCACGCTGGTGCGTTCGTGCACGTGGAATCTCGCCGCCCTCGGTGGTGCTGCGATCACGTCCTACAAGATCAGATCAGAGGGCACGACCGACAACGTGCTCGCGACTTACCTTGTCGGTGAGCGCGTCGACATCGCCATCGCATAACTGGAGGACCCTTCATGGCTACCGATAAATTCCCACAACAGAACGTCAACATGCCGATGGACCCGAAGCGGGTCGAGGCGGCGCGCGAACGGCTATTGGCACCACCGCGCGGTGCGTTGCCTGAGACGTTTACGCCGCAGACCAACGGCGGCAAGGGCTCGCGGCGCGAGGTGCGCAAGGGCGAATGGATCGATGATCGGGTGATCGAGATCGGCGGTCCGTCGTCACCGTCAGCCGACACGCCGCCCGAACTGCCGGCGCAGCGCGATGCACCTCCGGGCAGCTACGACCCGACCAAGGTCTATTCCATCACGCTCGGCAAGCCGGCGGTGTTCGCCGGTCGCGTGCTGTCGCCGGCCAAGGCCTATCAGATGACGGGCGAGACCTGCACCGATGTCACGGCCAGCCATCCGGGCGCGATCATCGACGCGGTCGTGCTCGGCGACATCCCGCAGAGCCCGGACATCGCGCCGTCTGCCGCGCCCGAGAAGGCAAAGAAGAAGGCATAGCACCATGTCACTGAAGCGGCTCGATGAAGAGTTCGAACTGAAGCCGGGCACGCAGTTGCTTCCGTACATGAAGCGATTGCTGCCTTCGCTTGAAGGCCGCTTCCAAGAACTGGAAGAGACGGCACAGGTCTATCTGCGCGTGGTCGAGGACATCCGCGCGGCGGCGCTGTTGCGCATGAACGAGATTCTGGTGCCGGCGACCAAGGCCATTCTGGAGGTGACGCAACTCGGCTTCTTGCTCGCACCGGTCGACGGTCAATACACGCTGGTGATGGGCTACATGACTTTCCAGATCAGGGAAGGCACGCAGCAAGACACCTTCACGCCATCGCCGTATCTGTTGATCGAGCACACGGCGGACGATTACGGAATAGCGCGCTTGCTGTCCTACGATCAGGAACTGGGCATTCTGGAGGTGATGATCACGGCGATCCACGGCAGCGCCGGCCCGTGGGGCGACTGGATGGTGTCATCGACGCCGGGCATGGCGGACTCAACCAAGCTGTACCACGACGAGGTCGGACCGTGGCGCGACGAGGTCTTGCTTGCCTACCAAGACATCCTGATCAAGCATCAGGAGATCGTTGACGCCGCGAACGATCTGATCTCGGCGGGCCTCGATCTCTACAACTACGTTCGCATCGACGGCTCGACGCCATTCACGGGCGTGGTGAGAGGCGTGCATCCGGTGGTCGGTTCGAACGACGTGTCGTTTGCGACCACATCATGGACGCGCGCGAGAATGAACGAATACCTGATGGGCTCGATGTCGTCCTCGGGTGCGACGATGACCGGCCCGCTGTATTTGTTTGGTCCGCCGACGCAGCCATTGATGGCGACGACCAAGGCCTATGTCGACGCCGTGCTCGGTGCCGGCGGCCAGATGAACGCCAGTGTGACCATCACCGCGTCGAATCCGTACCTTCGCTTGCGATCCATCGGGAGCAACGAGAACCGCAGCATCGAGGCGATGTCGGCGGATGGCTTCACGCGATGGATGCTGACGCTTGCCGATCAGTCACCGTTGGGTGCCAACAATCAAGGCGCGAACTTCATGCTGGCGCGCTACACCGACACGGGCGTCTTGGTTGATTATCCAATCCGTATCGACCGATCCAATGGCATGGTGCAGGTGCGCGCCGATCCGACAGCCCCGCTTCACGTCGCGACCAAGCAATACGTCGACAATACCAAGGTCGCGATAGCCGGTGGCGCGACCATGACTGGCGGCAACCGCTTCACGACCTATGACGCGGGCGCGTATGGCGTGGGACAGGTCTTTACGCCGAACGCCTTCTTGGGAAATTACCAGCTTTATCGCAACATGGGCGCGCACACTGTTGCCGCGCCGACCGCCGACTGTGCGCTCGACATCATGATCTACAACCAAGCCCCGGGCGTAATCACGTTCTCTGGCTATAACGTCGGTCCCAACACTGGCGACTTGTTTACGCAGACCGCCGGGCACTGGTTCATCGTCTCGATCCGGCGGCTGTGGGGCATCTCGACCTACGTCGTCAAGGCATTGCAATAACAGGAGTGAACATGGCCGACGTTGCATTCTTCGAAGGACGACAGACGACACCCGTTCCGCCGGCACACTCCGTGGTGCCGCCATCGCCGTTGCAGATGCTGACGACGGCAATGGAGGTCAATCCTGTCGGCTCGGTGGTCATCACACCCATCGTGCAAGATCAGGTGATCGGTGACTACGTTCGCGAGCTCCGCATCTTCTCGGCGCAGTCAGCGAGCGCCGAGCCAACCATGGTTCTGATGGTGAGGATGCACGCGCTGACCATCAAAGCCCTCGAAATCGCAACGCCTGCACACGTGGTCTGATTCAAACCAACTTCCAACAGGAGAAACCAGAATGGCTGACCCAGTATTCGGCATTAGCATCCGAAAAGTTGACGAAGGCGCGCGTCCGGTATTGGCCGCCGATCTTTCTACCATCGGCATCGTCGGACCTGCGCCGCTCGCCGATGCATCGATCTTCCCGCTCGACACTCCGGTGTTCATCAACTCGAACGATCAGAGCAAGACGCGCAAGCTTGGCGATCTCGGCTATCTCTCCGACGCCGTGCGCGGCATCAACGATCAGTTGGGCGAGACGCAGTTCGCCGCGCGCATCGTCATCGTGCGAACGGCGGAAGGCACCGATCCCGATCCGGCGATCAAGTTGCAACAGACGATCTCCAAGATCGCTGGCGACAGTCTCAATGGCACCGGGATGTGGGCGTTCCTGAAGTCGGCGCAGAGACTCGGCTTCACGCCACGCATCCTGACCGCGCCCGGCTACACTTCGCAGATGGCCAACGGTGTCGGTGCCATTGAACGCACCGCGCCCGGCGTAGGCTACGTCACCGACCATCTGTATCCGGTGGAATTTTCCGGCGGTGGACCGGAAGCCGTGCAGGCGACTGGCCACGCGTTCGGTCTTTCCAACGGCCAGCTTGGTCCCATCGAGCTCGAACTGCCCGGCGCGTGGTACGACACGGCTCCGACCATCGCGGTGCCGCCACCCGGCTTCCACGTGACGGCTGCCACTGTCGCAACCGGCGGCATCGGTTACGGCGTCGGCGAGCAACTGATCCTGCCCAATCAGGTGGTGCTGTTGGTGGCCACGGTGGATGTCGGCGGCGCGGTGTTGACGACGACGATCTCGAACGCCGGCTTCCTCGTTGGCACCGAGGAGCCAGCGGATACGCCGCAGGATGTGGCCGCGTCCTCGGGCTCGGGCACGGGTGCGACGTTCGAACTGACGTGGGCCGCGACCGGTACGCTCGCCACCTACACCGCAACGATTGTCGCTGGAGCCAATCCGGTTGTCGCTGGAGCCACATCAATCTGCAACCAGTTGCTTGGCATGATGATCGTGGAGAGCGCAGGCTCTTCGATGCAGAACGATCTCGACTGGCGTGAGACCATGCAGAGCCATCGATTGATCCCGATCTCCGGCGGCTGCCGCGTGATGGACCCGGTGACGTCCTACATCGTGATCCGGCCCTTGGCCCCGCGCATGGCCGGCATCATGGTGCGACGCGACCACGAGACTGGCGCGCCGTTCCACAGCGCGGCGAACCAAGCGGTGCAGGGCATCATCTCGCCAAACCGCGAGATCGGTTTCAACCTCACCGACTCGGCCAACGAGGCGCAGGAGTTGCTCGGTGCAAATGTCGGCGTGCTGATCCGTGGTGAGGTCGGCGACGACTTCGCGATTGCCTCGGGCGGCTTCGTGCTGATCTCGACCGACAACGCAGGCGAGGACCCGATCTGGCAAATGTACAATGTCATGCGCGGGCGGGACTTCATCCACCTCGGCATGCTGCGTGCGCTGCGGTTCTTCCTCGGTCGCTACAACATCATCGGCCACACGGTGCAGGCGATCCTCAACACCATGCAGTTCTTCCTTCGCGACCTGCATGCCGATCAGCACATCCTCGGCTATCAGGTCAACTTCAGGACCGAGGGTAACTCACCCGAACAGATCAGGCTCGGGCATCTGACGGTGGGCTTCCAAGCGGAAGAGCCGCCCGTGCTGAAGCACATCACCATCGAGTCCTCGCGCTACCGTGAGGCCATCGATGCCATGGTTGGCGATCTCGCCACGCAACTGAACCTCTCGTCGTAATCCAGCTTGGTGGGTGGTCCGAACTGACGGGCCTCAAACTGTCGGGACGACTGCAAGCGTCCGCTCACCATTTCTCTTTTCGAAAAAGGAACAACCATATGGCTAACGCAACGATCTACGTGATGGAGAGCGCGAACCTGATTTGCGGTGACACGCGCAGCACGGTCCCGGGCGGCATGAGTGCGCCCGGCATCTCGACGCATCTGGTGTTGCAGGAGTTGAAACTGCCGGCGATGGAAGAGAACTATGTCGACCACGCGCCCGGTGGTGCACCGATTGCAATCGAAATCCCGACACATCAGAACAAGCTTGAGGCGACGTTCAACCTTGCCGGTTGGGACCCGTCGCTGATGAGCTACATCGGCCAGAACGATCCGTACTATCAGCGGTTCACGGCCTATGGCCTGATCAGGGATCGCAGGACCAGTCGCGCGCTTTCGGCAACGGCGGTGATCGAGGGTCGGCTCGGTCGCGTCAACCCGACCGCGTTCTCGAAGGGCAACCTGATGGCCCATGAGTACTCGATCAAGTCCATC